ATGCCGGTGCCAGACCATCTCGAAAGCCAGAAGCGCGTCTATGCCGTCTGGGCGCGCATCTATGACCGGATCTACCAGAACCTGCTGGCCGGCCCGCAGCGCGAGGCCGTGGCTGCCGCCTGTGCATGCGGTCCCGACATCCTCGAGATCGGCGTCGGCACCGGCCTGACCCTGCCCTATTTCACGGCGGGCTCGCGCGTCGTTGGCGCCGATCTTTCGCTCGACATGCTGAAAGTGGCCAACCGCAAGGTTGCGAGCCAGGGCCTCTCGCATGTGCGCGGGCTGATGGTGATGGACGCCTGCCGGCTCGGCTTTGCCGACGAGGCCTTCGACGCCGTCACCGCGCAATTCGTCATCACCCTCGTGCCCGACCCCGAGCAGGCGCTGACCGAGATGGACCGCGTGCTGAAGCCCGGCGGCGAGATCGTGATCTCGAGCCGCCTCGTCGACGATGGCGGGCCTTTTGCTGCGCTCTGGTCGGCGCTCGCGCCGCTCGCCCGCGCCGTCGGCTGGAGCTCGGATTTCAAGGTCAGCCGCCTGACCGGCTGGGCCGCCCGCACCGGGCGCTACGAGACCACCCATGTCGGCTCGGGCTATTTCAAGGTGGTGCGGCTGCGCAAGCTCGCCTCCGCCGGCTCCGCTGCCGGAAAGGCCTGACCGGCCGGGAACCGGCGAGCCGAGGCTTGACGAGCCCCGGTCCGCCCCCCTATATCGCGGCCTCCGGCGAACGGCGGCCTTCGGGCGGGCCGGTCATTGGGGCGGGGTAGCTCAGCTGGTTAGAGCAGCGGAATCATAATCCGCGTGTCGGGGGTTCAAGTCCCTCTCCCGCTACCATCGGCCCCCCCGACGATCTGCGTCGTGGGGAAGTGCCGACCTCCTATCAAACTCGTGAGATGACCTTCGATCGTCAGGGCCGGGCGTGAGCCCGCCTCGGCCGGCTTGACCGTGATGCGGTCGACGAGCGCGCGCAGCGCTTCCTTCGATTCACCGCCATGCTCTTCGCCCTCGGCGATCGTGCGGCTCAGGGTCTCGATCGACTGCAGATAGGCGGCGACCGCCGTCGGGTGCAGCGTCACCACCCTGGGCGGTTCGTCGGCCGCCGCGAGCTCTGCCCGCAGCCGGTCGCGCGCCGCCTTCAGCGGCGGCAGCTCGCGCTCCAGCTCCTCCTCCTCGATCAGCCCCTTCACATAGGCGCGATAGACGCGCTCATGCTCGCGCTCGGCTGCGGCCAGCCTGCGCTCGATCGTGGCGCGCTGGTTGACGATGTCGGCCGCGAGCCGCCGGCGTTCGTCATTGTAGGTTTTCAGGTAGAGCGCGATCGCCTCGCGCTGGCCGAGCTGCTCGCGCAACCCTGCGACGACGTCGGCCTCGATCCCGTCCAGGTAATAGGCGCGGCGGTTCGTGCAGCTGTCGGCCTCGCTCGCCTGGGTGCAGCGGATACGGACCCTGCCATGGTCACGGTCCTTCACCGACATGCCGGCGCCGCAGGCGCCGCAGCGCAGGAGCCCGGAGAGCAGATGGCGCGGCTTGGCGCGGTCACGCGGCGACATCGCGCGCCGCCCCCCTCGCCGCTCCTGGACGGCGGCATAGAGTTTTTCGCTGACGATCGCCAGATGGGGCGCCGCGCCCTGCTGGTGCTCCTGCGCCGGGTTGACGCGGGAGACGCGGCGGCCGGTCGCCGGATCCTTGACCATCCGAACGCGATTCCAGACCGGCCGGCCGACATAGAGCGGATTGACCAGAATGCCGTGGCCGCGCTCGCGGTTGCCGTTGATCGTGGCTGCGGCCCAATAGCTGCCGCGGGGCGGCGGCACGCCCTCGGCGTTGAGTTCGCCGGCGATGGCGCGCGGCGAGCGGCCATCGGCATAGGCCTGCATGATGCGCCTGACGATCGTGGCCTCGGCCTCGACGATCTCCAGTTCGCCGGTGCGGCCCGGCACGGGGCGATAGCCATAGGCCCGGCCGCCGGCGCTTCGGCCCTCGCGCACGAGGCCGGCCATGCCGCGGCGGATCTTCTGCGTCAGCCCTTTCAGGAACAGCGCCGACATGGTGCCCTTGATGCCGATATGCATCTCGGAGACCTCGCCATCGGCGACGGTGACGATCTTCACCCCGGCGAAGCTCAGCGTCTCGAAGAGGCGGGCGATGTCGGCGAGATTGCGCGAGAGGCGATCGAGATCCTCGGTGAGGATCAGGTCCAGCTCGCCGGCAAGCGCCAGCCCGATCAGACGCTGGTACTCCGGGCGGCCATGGATCGAGGCGCCCGACGCGGCATGATCGGCGAAGCGGCCGGTCACGCGCCAGCCCGCCTTGCGGGCGTGAGCCTCGCACAGCGCGAACTGGTCAGCGACCGAGCGGTCGTTCTGCAGATCGGTCGAGAACCGGGCGTAGATCGCGGCTCGCATCGTGCGGGTGTCCCCCCTGCGGCGCTCCTGGCGCGGCGGCATGATCACGGCGGGCCGCCTCGCGTGCAAGCGCCTCGATCAGCCGGACGAGGCCGGGATCGAGCGTCTCGCTGCGCAGGGCGGCGGCGCGGGGCATCAGCGCACGGCCTCGTCGATGTTGCGGCGCTCGACCGTGAAGCTGTAGGCGACCACCCACGGGTTCGCGGCCCATGAGCCGGCGCCGTTGATCATTTGCCAGAGTTCGGAATAGGCGTAGCGCGCCTTGTTGATGCAGAGATTGTCCGGGTTAGGCCGCCACTCGACGCGGCCGTCCGGATGTCGGCAATTCCAGACGCCCTCCGCAATCGCATCCTCTTCGCTGATCTCCTGCAGCCTCTGGACGCGGACATCGGTGACCACCAGCGTCATCCGGCTCGCCGAGCGCGGCATGAACCGGCCGAGCCTCTTGTGCCAGCAGACCGTGCCGGGATCGGCGCCGTGCCGGCCGAGCCGGACCTCGCCGGCGGGCTGGTCGAAGGCGATCACGTCGTCAGCCGGGACGAAGCCCCACTTCTGTCTGCCGCCCTTGGTCTGAGCGCCCTCGACCGGCGCCCAATGGCCGCGCTGGTAGTAGGATTCGCGGACCCAGAGGTGGTCGCCCTTCTCGGCGGCAATCCGGATCGGATAGGAATGCTCTTCGCAGGAGTGGTGCTTGGGGTGGTCCCCATCGCAGAAAAGGGCGCGGGGCCCGTCGAGCATGACGAAGTTGGCGCACCGGTCTGCCGGCTGCGGGTTGAGGCTCCGCCTGGTCTGCGTCTTCGTGCCGGCGCGCAGAGCGGCCACCATGGGCGCGCTGAAAGGGATGGGGCGCTCAGCCATGGGGTGCCTCCGCGGTCGAAGGCGTGGATGCTCGGGACAGACCCGAGCATGACGGCATCGCGTCATGCGCCACGCCGTCCAGGAGGCGGCCGGCGCGGGCCTTGCCGACGCGGAAGACGCCGAAGGCCCCGCCCGGTTTCTCAGCCTGCCAGTTCACGCCGCCGCGCGGTGATGTCCTGATGCCCCCGTCGTCATCCTCCAGAGCGGCCGTGTGGGGTGACCACTCCCCCCACTGCTTGAAGAAGAAGGCCGTGCCGGCGGCGGCGCATTGGTCGCGGATCGAGCGGGCCCAGTCCGGATGCATCGGCCGGGCGTTCGGGCCGCTCTCGCCGCCCACGATGGTCCAGTCGAGGTCGTCGAGCCATGTCAGCCAGGCGTTGCTCGGCAGGCCATCCTGCCGATTGCCGAAGTCAATCGGCCCCAGCAGCGGCTCGGCGCTGACGAAGCGGATGGCGGCCGGGGTCGCCAGCAGATCGGGGATGCGCTCGTCGGCGCGGCGCTGGTCCTCGGCGCTGACGCCGAGCCAGACGTTGGGGAGCACGCGAAGCTGCGGCTGGTAGTGGGCCATCAGATCGCGTTCTGTCGCGATCTCGACGGCGCGCTGCCAGATGATCGACATGCTGTCGCAGATGCCGCCTTCGTGGCGGACCTTTTCGAAGTAGCCCCGCATTCTCGCTGCACGCTTCGTCAGGATCTGGAATGTGTGCTGCGGCGCCAGCGCCATCACCGCGAAGACGCGGTCGATCCATTCGTCGGGCACGTCCTCATGGAAGATGTCGCCCATGCTGTTGACGAAGATGCGTCGCGGGCGCTTCCAGCGCAGGGGCTGGGTCAGCGTCGCCTCGGATGCGAGCGCCACCTTGCCGGTCCAGACCGGCTTGCCCTTCACCGTTTCGACCGTGCCGTCATAGGTCGAGGCGCGGCCGAGCCCTTCCGAGCAGCGGACGATGCGCGCGGCCTGGCCCATGGCGTAGCAGTTCGTGCAGCCGGGCGAGACGAGGCTGCAACCGACGACCGGGTTCCAGGAGGCGTCCGTCCATTCGATGCCGGTGCGGTCAGCCATCGAGGGCCTCCTTCCGGCGACGCAGGGCGCCGAGCAGATGGCCGCGCGATCCGTCGTCCTCGATCGGGTCGTCGATCTCGTCGAGCAGTCTCGTCAGCGCGTCGACGAGCAGGCTTTCGACCTGCTCGGGATCCGGATCGAAATCGGGGCAGCAGCCGCCGATTGCGACGCTCACCGCCATGGCGGCGTCGGAGCTGACGCGGATCATCGTCTCGCGGGTTTCCTCGTCGGTCATGGCTCGCTCCTGCAGGTGAAGAGGCCGGTGGTGCCGCGGGCGGGGTCGGGCTTGCAGTCGCCCTTCGGGGTGAGCCAGACGGCCAGCACGACGAGGGCGAGCGCTGCCGCCGGCAGGCCGAAGAGCATGGCGACCGTCCAGAACCACGGCGTCCAGGCCGTGGCCTCAGTGCCGCTTCCGCCGTCGCGCGCGATGAAGCGATCCGGCGGCGGAAGCGGTGGGGCCTTCGGCGAGCGGATGCTGCCCGGCCATGGCCGCTTGCTGTGTTCCCGATCGTCCCGCGCCAGATCGGCCAGCGCCGCCGTGAGGAAGCCTTCGCGCTGGGCGGTGTCGGCGTCGATCGCCGGGCCTTCGACATGGCCGACGATGAAGTCTTCCTGCTCGCCCTGCAGCAGCACGAGCTGCGGCCAGGGCTGCTTGCGGTGCGTGGCGCTCCAGCCGAGCGCGCCGAAGCATTGCTTCTGCGGCATCCAGCGCAGGGTGTAGATCGCGCCGTGCCGGTCCCGGCCGAGCCATTGGCCGGGGGCGCCAGCGTCAGGCAGGCCGGGGCTCAGAGGGATGTGGAGGGGGCGGGTCATGCTCGCGCCTCTCCAAGTTTGTGATGGTTCGGCGTCAGCGGGGCTTTACAGGGCATCAATCCGCCGAGCCCGCCTGCAAACACGAACGGCAATGGCTTATGCTTGCGCCTGCTGCGGCCGAGACGAAGGTTGGGAAGCCAATTCAGCAGGTGAAAATAGCGAAGGTCAAAAATTGCCCCTTGCCAATCAACCGTCTCACGGATCAGGGCGAGGCAAGTTTGATCGCCGGCGTCGACGGGTTCCATGAGAAACTGCAGCGGAGGCAAGCGGGGCATCTCCCAGTCGCAATCCGCGAAGTCCATGGCGTCGATCTGGCGGCCAACATCGGGGGGGCATTCCCGCTCTGGGACGCCCGCAATCCGCGGAACCCGCACGAAGACGTGGTTGTTCGAAGCGTAACTGAAATCAGCCTCGCTCCATGGCGACGCCAGAAGATGATCGGGTCGATCATAATCGGTGAAATACAGCAGATCGACCGAGGAAAGAGTCATGCCCGATCTCCCACGGCCTGGAGATAGAGATCGAGGATCGCCTCTTCTTCGGCGCGCTCTTGGGCGTCGCGCTTGCGGATGCGGATGACCATCCGCAGTACCTTGACGTCGTAACCGTTGCCCTTGGCCTCGGCGTAGACCTCCTTGATGTCGTCGGAGATCGTCTTCTTCTCCTCCTCGAGGCGCTCGATGCGCTCGACGATGGATTTCAGCTGGTCGCCCTGAATGGGGTCGTCCATGCCGCTGTCGGTGTTGGCGGGGAAGGGCATCAAGGGTGCTCCCCGCTGACAGAGGCGGCAGCTGCGCGCGCGGTGGCGCGATCGATCCGCTCGATCTCGGCGAGGATCAGGGCGCCGGCCTTGACCAGATCGCGGCGGCGATCGTCGGATGGCTTCCACCACGACGCGTCCCACGAGTGCGGCCAGCGCTCCGGCACCAGCACTTTGGTGTTCCGCCAGACAGGCGTTTCGCCGCGTCCGCCGGACACATCGTCAGAGATGGTGGCAACGCGGCGTCGCCCCGTGCTTCCCTCGGCGTAGCACGCGGCGACCATCGCCAGTTCGCCCTTGTCGTGGGCATCGTCATGCTCGGGCGTCCAGCCCTCGACATCGCGCTGGCGCAGACGCTCGTCGATCACGTCATGAGCGGCCTTGGTCATGTCGTCGGCGGAGCGATAGCCCTCGCCCAGCAGCCGCTCGATGTCGGGGCCGTCTTCGGCGCCCCAAGGCTCGTCGCCCCATGCTTCCAAGCTCACAGCCCGCCCTCCTGCAGGGTTTCCATCATCCGCTGCGCGGCGTGGGAGACGATGGCGCGCAGCTCGGCGCGGCGGACGTCGAGGGATTCGCGGGTGGCTGCGAGCCTCGCGGTGCGTGCTTCGATGCCGGCGACAATGCGGGCGCAGTCGCGCAGCAGCGCGCTCTCGCGCAGCAGCGCCTCGCCCAGCGCCTTGCTCTCGCGATCGAGCACGCGCAGCGCCTCCTCGATCTCGGCGAGCACGACATCGGGCGGCACCGGCGGCGGGGTGCGCCCGCTGAGCGGCCCGCCGGCGACGCGGGCTCTGCCGCTTTCCGTCAGCTGCACGCATTCGCGGGCGTCGCGCAGGCCGGGCTGGCTGAGTGCCTCGACCAGGCCGCGCTCCAGCATGCCGCGCACGGTGACGTCGAGCACGCGCTGCTGCGGATAGGAGCGGCAGCGCCAGTGGCCGTCCGGCTCGCGCATCAGTACGCCGGTATGGGCGAGGCCGAGCGCGACGCGCATCGCCAGGGTGATCGGGCGGTGTTGCGGCTCGCGGGAGCGCCCCATGGCGGCGGCGGGGGCGGAGAGGATGGCGGCGCCGCTCATGACCGGGTCTTTCCGGACTTGCGGGCCTGCGCCTTGGCGGCTTCGAGATGCGTGTCGATCTGCTCTTCGGTGAAGTCGAGCAACAGATCCTCGCGGGTGACGCTGCCGTCGCCGGCGCGGCGGTGAAGCAGGAAATCGGCCATGCGGGCGACGACCGCGGCATCGCGGCGGGGGCTGACGGGCTGGGACGGGCGGGCAGCGGTCTGAGCGATCATGACAAGGCTCCGGTTTGGGAAGGGGGTGGCCCGCGCCGGTGATGACGGCGCGGGCCGCGCTCGGGCGGCGGCGACAGGCCAAACCGCCGCGGGAGCGAGTGGGTCAGGCGCCGGCGGCGATCGAGGCGGCGAGCACGCCGCCGACGAAGAGGCCGAGCGCGGTGAGCTCGATGGCGGTGCGGATGTCGCGTCGCGCGATCAGCCGGGCGGCGAGGCTGCGCGGGGTTTCCGGCTCGGCCATGCGGCGGCAGGAGCGCGGGACATAGATTGGGGACGGGGTGAGCAAGGCGACCTCCATCGGGTTGCGATGGGTAGCCTGATAACATTACCCGTTTCGGGTAGTCAACCCGCAACGGGTAATTTGCGGCCCTGCGAGAGCCGCCATAGGCTGTGCGCTGGGGGGCTGATGAAATGGAACTTCTCTTCTTCTGGATCATCATGGCGGTGATCACCGCCATGGTCGCGTCGTCCCGCGGACGTTCGGGTTTCGGATTCTTTCTCTACGGGCTTCTGCTCTGGCCGATCGCGCTGACGCAGGCGCTTCTGTCCAAGCCCAAGGTGGCCGCAAGGCCGCTGCCGCAGCGATCGTCCGTGCAGGTCGATTCGGGGCCGCCGAAACCCGCATCCGAAGCCTTCGTGCCGCATGGCATGGTCGGCGGCCGGCCCTTCCGGCAGAACCCGGACGGCTCCGCCACCGTGCTGGCCGAGGGGCGCGAGGTCGTCTTCCCCAGCCGGGCCAAGGCCGTGCAGGCCTTCGGCGAGCTGCGCGTGCACGAAGCCTGGCCGCCGGTGGAAGAGGACTTCGGAGAGGACGACGAGGATGCGGACGTTGTCCATGAGCGGGGCCGCGCCTACCCGTCCTTCGTCGCCGGACTGGCGCATTCGGTGCGCCACAAGGGCGCGTGCCGCTCGCGGGCCCGCTACGCCTTCGCCATGGTCCATGCCGGCGACCCGCTGCTGCTGGTGCGCGAGCCCGACAACCCCCACGACGACCGCGCAGTCGCGGTTCACCATCAGGGCTTCCCGCTCGGCTATGTGCCGAAGCGCCACCGCTGGGTGGCGGATTCAATTGACGAGGGCGACCGCATCACCGCGTCCGTGACGACGATCGCGCCCAGCCGCGACGATCCTGATGTCCCTTTCATCGGGATCCTGCTGCGGGTCAGCGATCGTTGACGAGCGCGTCCCGGGCGGCGCCCTCCGATGGATCCCGGAGCGGCGCCGCTTTGCGGCTTGTCTGGGATGACGGCGAGGGTGTGATGGGGGTCGTGCTCAGCGCGCCATGGTCATGACATAGCGATACGCGCTCTGCAGCTCGACCTCCTGAGGCGGCGCGTTGTGGCTCTCCAGGATCCACAGGCCGGGCTTTGGCGAGCGGCGCAGCATCTTGATCATGCGCTCGCCCTCGACCGTCTCGACGATGCAGTAGCGGTTGACCTCGTCGCCGGGGCGGCGCGGCTCGCGGCCATAGATGATCACATCGCCGTCGATCCATTTTGGCCACTGCGATTCGCCGCGCACGATCAGCGCGCCGAGCCCCGCCGCATCGGGCAGCTCGACCTCGCCGACGGCGTCGTGCCCCGCCGTATCGCCGATCTGCTGGACGGTGGCGCCGGCGCCGACCGAACCCATGATCGGGATGCTCCTGACATCGCCGCGCATGTCGCCGGTGCCATCTAGCAGCCAGGCCTTAGAGACGTGAAAGAAGCGGGCATAGCGGGCGCCGGCCCGGCTCAACCCCTTCTCCCCGTTCTCATGGGCCGAATAGGTCGAATAGGCCACGCCCATCGCCGCGGCTGCTTCCGCGGCGGTGGCGTAGTTCGCCGCCTTGCGCGCGGCCTTCAAGCGGTCATGGGGCTCCATGCACCGCTTGTAGCGTTTCGGGTAACCCGAATCGGGTAGGATGCCTTGACTGCGATTACCCGTTTCGGGTAATGCCGGAATCATGGACATCGAACCCCATCCCCGCACCGCCAGGCTCCGACGCGCGCTGGACCTCTCGCAGAGCGAGATGGCGGCGCGGCTCGGCGTCTCCCAATCCACCGTCGACCGCCTCGAAAAGGGCCAGCGCGAGACCGGCCCGGTCTCGCGGCTGCTCGACCTGATCGAGAACGAACTCGATGGCCCGATCTCTACCGCGGCCTGCAACACCGCGTCCGGTGGAAACGGCGCGGCGGCTTCCACTGCGGGGGCGCGGCCATGAGGCGCGAGACCTGGTTCTGGCGGGTCAAGGCAGCCCAGCGCGACCTGATCGCGCAATGCGGCGGGGTGGTGCGCGCGGCCGAGATCGCGGGCTGCTCGCCCTCCTGGGTGGGCAAGTGCAACACCGCCAATGAAGACGCCTTCCTGAGCGCGCCGCAGAAGCGGGCGCTGGAAGCGGATGCGGGCGAGCCGGTGGTCAGCCGGGTCGAGTGCGAGCTTCTGGGCTTCGCGGTGGCGGCGCCGGGCGGGCCGGCGGCCAGCGCAGCGGGCGACGCCTTTTCCGCCCATGCCGGGCTGATGCGGGAATTCGGCGATCTGCTCTCTGGCTTCTCCGAGCGGGTGCGCGACGGCGATTTCAGCCGCGGCGACGGCAGCGCCACCGACCGCGACCTCTCCGACATCATTCGCGCGGCCGAGGATTTCCGCCGCGTGATCGCGGCGCACGCCGCCAAGGCGGAGGGCGCGGCGCCCTCCTGACCCCTTGTCCGTTGCGTCGTGTCGGCGGCGGGCCAGTCCAGCGTTCCGCCGCCCCTGTTTTCGAGCTTGCGCGCCGTCGCTTCCCCCCTTGTCGGCGGCGCGCGAGGCCCGGCCCCCGCGGTTCCAGGTCCCGAGACCCCTGGAGCCCGCGGGGGCCGGATGTCCCTTCAACCGGAGTGAGCCATGAGCGCCGCCGCCTCCCCGCTCTGCGACAGCTTCCACATGGTCGAGCGCTCCGGCCTGCGCCGGGCCTGCGCTCTCTGCCCGCCCCCCTGCCCGGACTGCCGGGCGCAGGGTTTCCGCATCATCACCGATGACGGCACGCGGCCTCCCTGCATCACCTGCGACGGGCTGGGCTGGCTCACGGCCGGGCGCGGCACGCATGACCGGCAGCGCGCGGAGGTGGCCCATGGGTGAAGCACTGATGACCGCCGCGCTCGATATTCCGTCCGCCCCGCGCTTCGCCATGCCCGAGCGGGCTGAGGCGACGCGTCTGCCGGGCGAGCTGCTCTGCGCCGATGAATGGCATGAGGTCGCGGCGCATCTCGACCGCGTGGCGAATTCGATCCCGCGGCGGATGCATGGCCGCGGGCGCTTCAGCACCGCGCTCGCCGCCTTCGTCGCGAACGAGGTGCGCCAGTCGGCCGCCGAGATCCGCGCCAATCTCGCCCTCGAGGAGCGCGACGCCTGCATGCGGAGGGGCCCCCGTGGGTGAGGCTCTGGAATTCCACCCGCTGGCGAACCTGTTCCCCCTGATCGAGGGGCAGGCCTTCGACGACCTGGTCGCGGATGTTGCCGCCCGGGGGATTCGGGAAACGATCGTGCTGCATGAGGGGAAGATCCTCGACGGGCGCAATCGCTACCGGGCAGGCGTGGCTTCCGGGGTGATTACGGCTGATGGACGGCTGACGCACGGGCCGAAAGAGTTGGCGGCGCGCCATTTCATTCCTGGATTCGAAGGCGACCCGCTCGCCTTCGTGCTCTCGCTCAACCTGCATCGGCGGCACCTGACCACGTCTCAGCGGGCGATGATAGCGGCACAGATCGGCCGCATTGGCCACGGCGGCAACCGGAGCAAGGCTTCATATGAGGGCTTGACCCTCGACGCGCGGGCGACACAGCTCTCGGTCGGCCGCGCCAGTGTCGAGCGCGCCGAGATCGTCGTCGATAGGGGCGTTGCCGAACTGCAGGACGCCGTGAGGGCCGGAGCCTTGACGGTCGCGGCGGCGTCGGACCTCGCCGCGCTGCCGAAGGACCAGCAGCTCGCGGCGATCCGCTCGGCCGATCCGACGGTGCTCTATGGCGTGATCGCGGAGGAGCGGGCGCGCAAGCAGGCGCTGAAGCGCGAGCGGCGGGACGAGCGCGAGGCGCAGCTGGGCGAGCGCATCGCCAGCGGCAATGCCGCCCTGGTCGCAGCGGGCGCGGCGGGGCTGGTCTATCCCGTGATCCTCGCCGACCCGGAATGGCGCTTCGAGCCGCGCTCGCGCGAGACCGGCATGGATCGCGCGCCGGAGAACCACTACCCGACGACGCCGACGGCCGAGATCCGCAAGCGCCCGGTGGCGCAGATCGCCGCCCGCGACGCCGTGCTCTTCCTCTGGGCGACGGCCCCCATGCTGCCCGACGCCTTCGCCGTGATGGCCGATTGGGGCTTCACCTATCGCACGCATGCGATCTGGGTGAAGCGCCGGCCGGGCCATGCGCGCGGGCCGGGCTACTGGCTGACCGGCGAGCACGAGATCCTGATGCTCGGCACGCGCGGCGCGCCGCCGGCGCCGGCTCAGGGCGCGCAATGGCCGAGCGTCTTCATCGCGCCCGTGGGCGCGCACTCGGCCAAGCCGGAGCGCGCCTATGAGCTGATCGAGGCCTATTTCCCGACCCTGCCGAAGATCGAACTCAACGCCCGCGCGCGCCGGCCCGGCTGGGATGTCTGGGGCGCGGAGGCGCCGGATGTGGATCCGGCTGCGCCGATGGGCCGGCCGGTGTCGGCGGAACTCGACGGCTGGGCGGCGGAGTCTGCGGCTGTGGATTTGCCGGCGTGGCCGGCTCGGAGGGCGGGGTGATGATGCAGTTATGTGTGGTCAAAGATGACCGCTTCCAGTTCCCTGAGCCGCGCCTGCGCCTCCCCTATCCCAAGTTTGCGGCGCTTTATAATCTCGTCTGCGAGACCGGCAGCAGCGTGCGCATTGTCGCCCAGCGCATTGTAGCTGTCCCCCTTCGACCGGCCGAGATAGGCCAGGGAAGCACCTCCACCGGCAAGATGCCGAGCTGCGTACGTTGCCTCCTTTGCGGATGCTGCAATGTGCACGCGCATCTTTTCAAGAGCCGGATCGGACGGGTCAGCACCGACAAAGCGCTGCAACTGCTCGAGCGCATCATTAGTGGATGTAACCAGTTCTTCGATGGCCGCTACGTTTCCGCCCGGCCGATGCTCGAATTCTTCGGGGTAGGCGAATCGGTATCCAACCGCATCGAGCCCATACATCGAATTTCGCAGTGCTTCGCAGGCCCTAACTTCGGAAGCCATGTCTATAATATTCTCCCGCAGAATCTGCCGCGCCTCAGAGCTGGATTGTTTTTTCATCTCGGCCAGCTGCTTTACGGCCGGCCGGATTACGACCAAGGCAATGGCTACAGATGCAACAGTTGCGAGCGTGGTCTGATATCGGTTGAACCAAAACTCGATGCAGCCAAAGTCGAACTCCTTTGCCGCGCTGATCTGTGCCTTTGCTGCGGCGCAGGCAGGTTCCGCCAAGTCACTTGCGATAGCGAATGCAATTGCGCCTCCTATAATCAAGAGGAACAGCGCGATCGCCAGTCCGTCGTCTCGTTTCATCGCTACCCCCGTGTTGCCAGTCTAGCGGCTTCGCAAGGCTTTGCGAGAGCGGCATGAGCGGCGAGCGGATCTCGATCGGGCAGCAGCTCGAGGCCGTGCGCTTCGCGGCCGAGCGGCAAGTCCTGCTTAATACGGGTGGGCGGGTGAGAGACGAACGGCCGGAATCCGTGCGCGATTACGAGCTGCAGCGGCTGCTGGCGGCTGTCGAGACGCTGACCTGGCTGAAGGCCAATGCCGAGAGCGTGAGGGCCGCGCATAAGATACTGGCAACCCAGGCTGCGGGAGATGAGGCGTGAAAGTCTCTCTAGTGGTCTTTGTCGATAAAATCGTCGATCTCGTCACAGAGAGATTTGATCAGCTGGATATCGGCTATCACGCCCGTACTTGCCTCTTTGGCGTAGGCCAAAACCCGGCCATGAAGTTGCCGCGGAAGTACTTTATCTGCGTCAAGCAATTGGTTTGCTATCTGCTCGACTTTTCGTTCGGCCGCAACACGCTCACCACCGCTGGCTCCGCGGAAAGTGCTAAACATCACGTCTCCCTGTGCTTCGCCGAGTTGCTTAAGGGTGCGCTTAATTTCTTTGGCCACTCGCAGGTTTTGGATATCAATGGCTGCGCGGGCAAGGTTGACCTGTTCTTGCGCTGCTCCCGCCTGAGCCTCGGCGGCGTGCGCAGATTTTGTAGCAACGATTGCTGCAATCATCGAAACTACGGCAGCGATCACTGCCAGGATGGTCATCACAGTTTCGTAGTTCGACATCCTTCAGCCTCCAGCTCCAGCGTCATTAACTCCAGTCCGAGTGCAGCGCCATGAGCGCCTCCCTGCTCGGTGCCGCCATGAAGGCCAAGCTCGGCTCGCGCACGCGCAAGCTCGTGCTGATCAAGCTCGTCGACTGCTGCCATGAAGACGGCACGCATATCTATCCCGCGCTCGCGACCGTGGCCGAGGATGCGGAATGCTCGATCGCGACCGCCCGGCGGACGCTGAAGGAATTCGTCGCTGTCGGCCTGCTGCGCAAGGTGCGTGACGGTGGCGGCGGGCGCCGCTCGACCAACCATTACGAGATGGATGTGGAGCTGCTCTTCCGGCTGCGGCGGCCCGAATTCTGGCCGGCGCTGGAAGCCGCGGCGCTGCACCAGCCGCTGCCGGACAATGACGATGATGAGGCCGCTGACGAAGCGCCGCGCCATGCGCCGGATGCAAGCGAAGGCGGAAACGTCGCGCCGTCATGCGAAACTAAGGGTAGCACGGTGATACCCTATCACGGTGATACCCTATCAAATGACGCGCTTAGGGTATCACCAGATGAGACCCAACCCCTTAGTAGAACCCTTAGTTATGAGAGAGAGGGCGTGCGGGCGCACGAGCCTGCGCCAGCGAGCGAGGGCGAGCCCGCGGTTGCCGTCTCAGGGCTTGGCGAGGAAGCGCATGCGGCGCCCGCCCCTTCCTTCGAGGATTTCATCGAGGCCTATCCCCATGCCAAGGGCGACAACCGGGTGCAGCTGCGCTCGGCCTGGGGCGAGGTGCCCTTCGACCAGCGCCGCGCCGCGATCGACGGGATCGGCGCGTTCCTGGCCGAGCGCAAGGCCGGCGGGCTGAAGAGCCGGCTTTCGGCCCCGGCCTATCTCGCCGGGCGCTGCTGGGTCGGCCTCGAGGCGCAGGCGGCGAAGCGGGCGCAGACCGGGCAGGCCTCGGCCCCGGTCGTCGTCTCGCCCTGGTCGCGCGACTGGTGGCTGCTGCTGCACGACCGGATCAAGGCCGGGCGCTCGCCCTCCTTCTGGGTCCAGCAGGCCGAGGCCGGAAAGCCGATGGGCTCGACCGGGGCCGAGATCGCGGCGGCTTCCGGGCGCATCGGCGCCCTGCAGGCCTATCGCTGCGACGGGCCGGAGATCGAGGCCTGGCGGGACTGGCTGCGCGTGAGGGGTGCGCGCATCCCGCCCTTCCGGGGCGAGTTCCGCGTGTTCCTGCCGGGGCCGACTCCGCCCGGCGGGAAGGCCGAGGCGGGCGATGACGAGGTGAGGTTCTGATGGCGAAGCGAAAGAACCGTCAGCGTCCCGTCGATCCCTCGGTGCGGATCTTCGTCGAGACGCGCATCCCCGCCCCCGCCGACCTAAACCCGAACCTGCATTGGCTGCTGGTGTGCACTCGGCCCCGGGCCGAGGCCAAGGCGGCCGAGGGGCTGAAAGCGGCCGGCTGCACTGTGTTCCTGCCGCGACGCCGGCGGCTGATCGTGGTTGGGCGTCGGCGCGTCGATCATGAGGTCGCGACCTTTCCTGGCTATCTCTTCGCCGCGGGCGTGCCCTTTCGCGCGGTGGCGCATGACCACGTCACGGCGGACCGGCAGGTGGTGACGATCAACGGGCGGCCAATCGACGATATCCGCGACATCGACGGCGTGGTGAAGGTCTATGGCAATGAGCGAGGCTGGCTGCGCGTGCCGCCCTCCGCCATCAAGGCCGTGGCCGACTGGCAGAACGCCGAAGAGCCGCAGCTCACCACGCCGCGCTTCCTGCCGGGCGAGCGTGTCGACATCATCTCTGGTCCCTTCATCACCTTTCAGGCGACGGTCGTCGAGGCCATCGGCCTGCATGAGGCACGCGTGCTGATCGATATCTTCGGGCGCGAAACCGAAGTGACGATGGGGATATCCCAGCTGGATGCAGCGTGAGCGGCCCGGCGCGCTTGACTCCTGAGGCGCGAATCGGACTCAGTGTGCGCACGGTTATTCCGGTAGTGTGATCGCCCTTCGGGGAGTTGTATCTCACGGAACCCGCGCAAGCCTCACCCGCTGCCAAGTGCGAAGCTATGTCGACCCGTCATCCGCAAGGCTGGCGGGTTTCGCGTATCTGGATATGGGACGCTTGAAGGCTCTGCCGCCACGGGTGGCGACGCTCGGCAACCGGATCGCGAGGCCGGCCAAGGTGGTCGATCCCTTCTATGAGGGCGCGCCCTGGCGCGACTTCATCCGCACCGTCAAGGCGCAGCGCGGCTATGTCTGCGAGGTGCCCGAATGTCGGCGCGACTGCAGTGGCACGCCGCGCGGTCTGATCGGTGACCACATTGTCGAGCGCAAGGATGGCGGCGCCGACTTCGACCCGCTCAACGTCATGCTGATGTGCACGGCCTGCCACAACAGGAAGACGGTCGCCGAGCGGATGCGCCGCGAACGCGCGCCGGTCTGACCGCCGGGGGGTGGGTCAAAACTCTGCAAGGCCCCAATCCCCCGCACCGGCGTCCTACTCATTCGGAGTTTTTTTTCTTGGTTGGCGATCTTTCCGGCGTCGAAAGGAAAGAAACGAAGCCTGGGCGCAAGGGCTTCGAACCGACAGACGCGCAGCGAGAGACCGTGCGGCTGCGGGCCTCGGAGCGGCTCGGCCATGAGGTCATTGCCGAGGAGATCGGCGTCAGCGTTCCGACCCTGCGGAAGTATTTCCGCGACGAGCTGAAGGAGCGGCTCGGCGGCGACAACCTCTTCGTCGCAGCCGGCGACGCCAGTCCGCAGCCCGCGCCGGCGCCGACCAAGGCCAAACGCTCCGGCGCCGGCGGGCGCAAGCGGTACGAGCCGAGCAGTGCCGATCGCGAGAAGGTCGCCGTGCTGATCGGCTCCGGCATGACGGTCGAGGACATCGCGAAGGCAATGGCAATCGCTGAGCCGACACTGCGCCGGCACTACCGCGCCGAGCTGGAGACGGGCGCCCTGCGCAAGCGCGGCGAGATGCTGGTCGCGCTGCACCGGGTCGCGGGCAAGGGCAACGTCGCGGCCATCAAAGAGGTGCTGTCGATCATGGACCGCGCCACGCTCGAAGGGCTGCAGGATCGGCTACGCGGCAAGGTGCCGGGCAAGGCGCCCGATGCCCCGGCCGCGCCCGCCCCGGCATCTTCCTCGGAGCCGGTCGGCAAGAAGGTGCAGGCCGATCTCGACGCGCACAGCGTCGTGACCAAGGGCCCCTGGGGCGATCTCATCGGTCACGCGCAGCGGGCCTGACGCTCCATGTCGGGATGGTCCTTCGCCCAGCCGGACTGGGAGGCGACGCTCGCTGCCGGCCGCTCGCTGGTGCCGCTGCTGCCGCTGGACCCGATCGAGTCGGGCCGCGCCGCGGCGATCTTCGACCGGCTGAGGCTGCACGACGTGCCCGGCCTGCCGACAATGGCCGAGGCGGCAGGCGACTGGTTTCGCGACATCGTGCGCGCCGTCTTCGGCTCGCTCGATCGCGAGACGGGCATCCGCCGCGTGCCGGGCGTCTTCGTCCTGGTGCCGAAGAAGAACTCGAAGACGACCAACGGCGCGGCGATCATGCTGACCGCGCTACTGATCAACGAACGGCCGCATGCGCTGTTTGGGCTGTTCGGGCCGACGCAGGAGATTGCCGACATCGCCTTCCAGGTGGTGGCCGGCATGATCGCCGCCGATCCGGACCTGGCGAAGATATTCCATGTCCGAGACCACCTGAAGGAGGTGGTCAACCGGCTGACCAAGGCGCGGCTGAAGGTCACCACCTTCGATCCCGCCGTCGCCACCGGCGGCAAATATGCGGGCTGGCTGCTCGACGAGATGCACCTGCTCGGCAAGGTGGCCTATGCGCTGCGGGTGCTAGGCCAGTTGCGCGGGGCGCGGGTAGCGGTGCCGGAATCCTTCGGCATCATCATCACCACCCAGTCGGATGAGCCGCCGGCCGGCGCCTTCAAGATCGAGTTGGACTACGCCCGCGGCGTGCGCGACGGCCGGATACTCGAAGGCAGCGTGCTCCCGGTTCTCTACGAGTTCCCGGAAGCGATGCAGGTCGATCCGGAAAAGCCCTGGCGCAAGGCCGAGAACTGGCCGCTGGTGCTGCCGAATATCGGGCGCTCGGTCTCGCTGCCGGTGCTCGAGCAGGATTACGCGGCGGCTCGCGAAAAGGGCGACGAGGAAGAGCGGCGCTGGGCCTCGCAGCACCTCAACATCCAGATCGGCCTGGCGCTGCACAGCAACCGCTGGGAGGGCGCCGACCACTGGGAGCGGGCCGGGCTCGCGGAGGCGACGCTCGACTGGATCATCGCCAACTGCGAGGTCTGCACGGTCGGGATCGACGGCGGTGGGCTCGACGACCTGCTCGGGCTGGCGGTGCTCGGCCGGCACAAGGTCACCAAGCGCTGGTACCACTGGGGCCATGCCTGGGCGGATCGCGGCGTGAAGCTGCTGCGCAAGGAAATCGCCTCCCGGCTCGACGACTTCGCCGACGAGGGCGACCTGACCTTCGTCGATATCGGCGAGCATGCCGACGGCGCCAACGCCGATGTCCGCGAGGTCGCCGACGTGGTCGAGCGGATATTCAAGGCGGGGCTTCTGCCGGCGAAGGCGGGCATTGGTGTCGACGCGGTCGGCATCGCCGCGGTGCTCGACGAGCTCTCCGCCCGCGGCATTCCCGACGAGTGCATCGCCGCCGTGCCGCAGGGCTATCGGCTCTCCGGCGTCATCAAGGGCGCGGCCCGCAAGCTGAAGGACGGAACCTTGAAACACGGGGCGCGACCGATGATGGCCTGGGCAGTCGGCAATGCGCGCTCGGAGCTGCGCGGCTCGGCCGTGATCGTGACGAAGCAGGCGTCGGGCACGGCCAAGATCGACCCGCTGATCGCGCTGCTCAACGCCTTCGACCTGATGAGCCGCAATCCCGAAGGTTCGACCGACGGGGGCCTCGACGACTATCTCGCCAGCCTGAGGGCGGACGCGTGAACCTCCTGCGCAAGATGGCGAGCTTCTTCACCTCCCGCCCGGTCACGTTGACCGAGCCGGAGGGCTGGCCGGGGAACTATCCGGCGCTGCCGGGCGAGGTCAGCGAGTCGTCGGTCCTGGCGCTGTCGGCGGCGTGGGCGTGCCTTAACCTGCTGTGCGGGACGCAGGCCTCGCTTCCGCTGATGGTCTATCGCCAGCAAGGCTCGGCACGGGTCGTCGCCAAGGATCATCCGCTTTACCGGATCCTGCACGACAGCCCGAATGCCGACCAGACGGCGCTCGACTTCTGGGAGATGCAGAGCCTCGCGCTCGAGCTGCGCGGCAACGCCTATGCGGAGAAGGATTTCGTCGGCCCCCGCCTGGTCGGGCTGACGCCGGTGCATCCGGATTCCGTCACGGTTCGTCGCCGCTCGGATGGCGAGTTGGAATATCGCTGGACGGTGGAGGGCGTCGGCAGGGTCGGCACCTCCGCTGATCTGCTGCACATCCGCGGCTTCGGCGGCTCGCCGCTGGGCGGCCTCTCGACACTGACCCACGCCCGGCATGCGCTCGGCCTGGCGGGCGCCATCAACCGGGCTGCACTGACGACGTTCGTCAACGGGCTGCGCCCGTCCGGCGTGCTGACCTTCGAGAAGTTTCTGACGCCGGAGCAGCGGAAGGACACGAAGGACGCGCTGGTCTCGCAGTTCATGGGGGCGATGAACGCCGGCCGGCCGATGGTGCTGGAAGGCGGCACGAAGTGGGAGCAGATCACCTTCAATCCTGAAGACGCGCAGATGCTGGAATCGCGCGCCTTCTCGGTCGAGGAAATCTGCCGCTTCTTCGGCGTGCCGCCCTTCATGGTCGGCCACACCGAGAAGACGACGAGCTGGGGCTCCGGCCTAGAGCAGCAGATCCTCGGCTTCCAAAAGTTCACTCTGCGGCGGCGGCTGAAGCGGATCGAGGCGGCGCTGATGAAGCAGCTGCTGACGCCGGCCGATATCGCGGCGGGCATCACGATCGAGTTCAACCTGGAAGGCCTGCTGCGCGGCGACAGCGCGGCGCGGGCGAGCTTCTACAGCACGCTGCTCAATGCCGGCGTGATGACGATCAACGAGGTTCGCGCGCTCGAAAACCTGCCGCCGGTGCCGGGTGGCGACGTGCCGCGCATGCAGTCGCAGAACGTACCTATCACCGACGCCGGCCGCATCGGCCACAACGGCGGCCCGCCGCTGGGAGAATGATGATGCTGAAGACGCAGGACTTCGCGCTCGAAACCAAGGCCGTCGGCGAGGAAGGCGAATTCGAGGGCTATGCCTCGACCTTCGGCAATGTCGACCAAGGCGGCGACGTGGTCGAGCCCGGCGCCTTCATCGAGTCGATCGTCGCGGCCAAGAAGGACGGCCGCACCATCCCGATGCTGTGGCAGCACGACCAGAGCGAGCCGATCGGCGTCTGGAGCGACATCGCCGAGGATGCCAAGGGGCTCTACGTCAAGGGCCGGCTGCTGGTCGAGTTCGATCCGCTGGCGAAGCGCGCCCATGGCCTGCTGAAGGCGAAGGCGCTCGGCGGCATGTCGATCGGCTATCGCTACCTGCCCGGCCATGCCGAGCAGGATGAGAAGCGCCCCGGCGTGACCCGGCTGAAGAAGATCGACCTCCGCGAGGTCTCCCTCGTCACCATGCCGATGAACGTCCAGGCGCGGGTGACGAGCGTGAAGGCCTTGCTCGACGCCGGCAAGCTGCCGACGATCCGTGAATTCGAGGACTTCCTGCGGGATGCAGGCGGGTTCTCCAAGAGCCTGGCCGCGGCGATCGCGGGCAAGGCGGCGCCGCATCTTCGGGGGGAGCCCGAGGCGAAGGCGAACGAGGCGGCGGCATTCCTGCGCGCCGTCCTCAACCAAGGCTGACCCTCAAACTCCATCGGAGAAAATCATGACCCGTATCCTGTCGCTTCTGGCGATCGGGCTGCTGGCGCTTGCCGCCATCACGCCCCTGGAAGCCCATGCCTCGGTCGGCGCTTTCGCATCGACCACCTCGCTCGTGCCGGCCGTCCTGGTCAGTGCCGCAACCGTCGCGCGTCTGATGGCCGTGTCGGGGCCCCGCGCGTTCCGCCCGAACATCATGTTCGATAAGCCCGACAATGGCGGCCTGGACGGCAAGTCGGTTGAAGAGCTCGCGGCAGGCGTCAAGAAGATGGTCGACGAGGCCGTCTCCAAGGTGAAGGAGATCGCCGAGGATGCTCTCGGGAAGGCCAAGAGCGGCGAACAGCTGACCGACGCCGCAAAGACGAAGGCCGACGAGGCGCTCGTCAAGATGAACACGCTGACCGAGCAGCTCGCCGAGCTGCAGCAGGTTGTCGCCAAGCAGAAGAAGGGCGGCGGCGACGATCGGCAGAAGTCGATCGGCGAGCAGTTCGTCGAGGGCGACGGCTTCAAGGCTTTTGCCGACAGCGGCTTTTCCAAGTCGGCCCGCGGCGGCGATCTCAAGGTGAAGGCCACGCTGACCTCGGCGACGACCGATGCCGCCGGTTCGGTCGGCGATGCGGTCCGTCCGACGCATCTGCCTGGGATCCAGGAGCTTCCGCAGCGCCGCCTGACGGTGCGAGACCTGATCTCCCCCGGCCGGATGGACGGCTCATCGCTCGACTATGTGGTCGAGACCGGCTTCACCAACAATGCCGGCATGGTGGCGGAAGGGGCGACCAAGCCGTCGTCCGACATCAAGTTCGAACTCAAATCCACCTCGGCCAAGGTCATTGCCCACTGGATGAAGGCGTCCAAGCAGATCCTGTCCGACGTCAGCCAGCTGCGCTCGATCATCGACCAGCGCCTGCTCTACGGCCTGGCTTACAAGGAAGAGCAGCAGCTCCTCAACGGCGACGGCACGGGTCAGAACCTGTACGGCATCATCCCGCAGGCGACGGCCTACGCGCCGACGATAGCGCTCTCGGATCTCAACATCCTCGACGTGCTGCGCCTCGCGATGCTGCAGGCGGCGCTTGCCGAGTATCCGGCCACGGGTCATGTCCTGAACCCGATCGACTGGGCGAAGATCGAGACCCTCAAGGACAACATCGGCCGCTACATCATCGGCGATCCGCAGGACAAGATGACCGGCTCGCTCTGGCGCCTGCCGGTGGTCGATACGCAGGCCATGGCGCAGAACAAGTTCCTGACGGGCGCCTTCAGGCTCGGCGCTCAGCTTTTCGACCGCTGGGATGGCCGTGTCGAGGCCGGTTACGAGAGCGACGACTTCATCAAGAACCTCGTCACGATCCTCGCGGAGGAGCGGCTGGCTCTCGCGGTCAATCGGCCCGAGGCCTTCATCTATGGCGATTTCGACGCGGCTCTCGCGGCCTGACCTCGCTTCGGTTGACCAAGGGCGGCGCCTCACGGCGCCGTCTCTGTGAGCCGAAGGAGGGCCATCATGACCAGCAAGCTGCAGAAGTTCCGCGTGCTGCGCGACCACGACGGCGACCGCTTCTATTTGCCGGGCGACATCCGCGAGGCCAATCCGTCCGAGGTGGCGCATCTCGTCGGCAAGGTCCTGGAGCCGGCGAAAGACGCGGGCGAATGGGATGGCGAAGCCGCCAAGGCCGAGCCCACCCCGAAGAACAAGGCCGAAGGCGCCGCTCCGGCGAACAAGGCCTCCGGCCGCCGGAAGTCTCCGGCGGTCAAGACGAAGGGCTGACCGGCCCGCCCCTCCCCGAAAGGAGCCTGCGATGAAGCGCTACAAGATGACCGTGACCACGGCGGCCGACGGCACCGCCACCGCCTACAGCCCGCGCGTCTCGGGCGAGATCCACCAGATCGAATATGCGAAGGACGGCGCCAACGCCTACACCGACGGCGTCGACTTCACGATCACCGGCGAGGCGACCGGCGTGAATCTCTGGACCGAGGCCAATGTCAACGCCTCGGCCGTGCGCGCCCCGCGCCAGCCGACGCATTCGCAGGCGGGCGTCGCTTCGCTCTATGCGGCCGGCGGCACGGCCGTCCAGGCGCGCGTCGGGCTGGCCAACGATCGGGTCAAGATCGCCCTGGCGCAGGGCGGCGCATCCAAGGTCGGCGTCTTCCACGTCCTGGTCGCCTGAGGACGTTATGGAGCGCCTGCCGCCCGAGATCGTGACCCCGCCGGATGGCTTGCCCGTCTCGCTCGACGAGGCGAAGCAGCATCTGCGCCTCGATCACGATCTCGACGACGACCGGATCGGGATGGCGATCGCCGCGGCGGTCGCCCATCTCGACGGCTATGGCGGCATTCTCGGCCGTGCCCTGATGGAACAGACCTGGCGCGAGCATTGGCGCTGCTGGCCGGCGACGGGCAGCCTGGCGCTGGCGCTTGCGCCGGTCGCTTCAGTGGGCCCGATCATCTCCCGCGCGACGGACGGCACGCTGACCACCCTCGACGAGGGCGGCGCCTACCGCCTCCTGGCCGGCGCCTCCTCGCCGACGATCCGCTTCAGCCGCGACGCGACCCTGCCGTCGCCGGCCGACGAGCCCGACGCCATCACGATCGACTATGTCGTCGGCTACAGCACGGCCGAGGACGTTCCCGCGCCGATCCGGCACGCCATCCTGCTGATGGTCGGCGATATGTACCGCTTCACCGAGTCGGCCGGGCCCGGGCAGATGTCGAGCGTGCCGATGTCGGCCACGGTCGAGCGGCTGCTCGCCCCCTATCGCCGGGTCCATCTCTGATGCTGTCGGCCGGGCAGCGCACCAGCCGCGTGCGGTTCGACCGCCGGGTCGAGCAGGGCGACGACGGCTACGGCAACGTGCTGTCGGCGTGGCAGACGATCGTCGAGGCCTGGGCCGGCTTCCGCCCCAAATTCGGTCGCGAGCAGCTGCAGGCCGGCGCGCTGGAAAGCGGGCTGACCGGCACGCTGACGGTGCTGCGCTGGACCGCGACAGCGGGCCTGACCGAGGCCGATCGCGTCGTCTTTCTCGCCGGTCCCTATGCCGGCAAGGCCTGCCAGATCCGCTCGATCGTGCCGACGCCGGACAATCGCGAGATCGAGCTGCTGCTGCAGGAAGCGGCGACCTGATGCCGCGCGTGCGCTTCGAGCGCGCGTTCGACTGCCCGTGCAAGCCGGGTGTCTTCATCGCCTATCCCGCCGGCTTCGCCGGCCTGATCCCGCGCGCCCATGCCGAGCGCGCCCGCAACGCCGGAGTTCTCGCCGATGACACCGAGCGCCAAGCGCCTGACGCGACGCCTCGCCAAGGTGCCGATCGAGATCAGGGCCGCCGCCGCGACGGAAGCGCTGCTGCAGGCGCAGCGCCTGGCGCAGGTGATCGCCCTGGCGGCGCCGGCCGATGAAGGCGCTTTGCGCGCCTCGATCCGCGTGACGGTCGGCAAGCGCGGCGACCGCTTCTATGTCAGGGGCGGCGGGCCGAAGACGACGCGCCCCGTCCGCGCCGGCCAGTCGGCCACCTATGATTATGCCAACGCCATCGAGCACGGCACCGACAAGCTGAAGCGCCGCCCCTTCTTCTATCCGACGGCGCGCGCCGCCAAGCGCTTCATCCGGGCCGGCATCGCGCACGAGATCCGCAAGGCGGCCGAGGCGTTCAACGGCAAGGGGCGGGAATAGGTCATGGCCGATCCTGCTCTCGCCTTGCAGGGCGCGATCAATCTGAAGCTGAGGGCCGATGTCGCGGCGCTGGCCGGGCGCGTCTATGACCGCGTCCCCGCCGGCGCCACCATGCCCTATCTGGAGATCGGCGAGTTCCAGACCCTCGACGACGGGGCGCAGTGCCTGGTGGCCTTCGAGGTGATCGCGTCCCTGCATGTCTGGTCGCGGCCAGGCGCGGGCGACGACACCGGCCAGACGACCGGCAAGGCGATCGCTAGCGCGGTTCACTCGGCGCTGCACGAGGCCGAGCTGGATCTCGGCCCGGCCTGGCAGTTCCTGGAGATCGCGCACAGCGAGACCCGGTACCTGAAAGACCCGGACGGCGTCACCAGCCAGTCCATCCTGAGCTTCCGCGCGCTCGTCGCGGCGGCCTGACCCGTCCACCCACCACCGCGTCAACTCAACGGAGGCCATCATGGCTCAGCCGACCGTCACCTCCTTCGGCAAGGGAATTCTCTATATCGGCGATGGCGAGAGCCCCGAGGTGTTCAACAAGATCTGCGGCTTCAACTCGCTGTCGCTGTCGGTCGAGAAGGACACCAACGACGTCACCATTCCCGATTGCGACGATCCGGACGCGCCGGCGTGGCGCTCCACCGACGTGCTCTCGCTGGCCTGGTCGGCCGAGGCCGAGGGCATCCTCGCCAAGGAAGCGGAGCCGCTGATCTGGGCTGCAACCAACAAGGGCACGCCGACGAGCATCCGCCTGCGCATGATCGGCGCCGGGACGGGGTCGGGCACGCCGGATCTGCAGTTCGCCGGCGCCGGCCATGTCGCTCATGACATCACGGGCGAGCGCGGCTCGAAATGGCAGGTCAGCGTGACCATCACCGGCGACGGCCAGCTCGTGCGCAGCAACGTGGCGGCGCTGTCGTGAGCCTCTGCCATGTCGAGATGACCTGGGCGGACGGGGACTACCGCTTCTGCCTGCCCATGGCCCAGCTCGAGGAGCTGCAGACGCTCTGCGATGCGGGGCCGCTCGTCGTCGCCAAGCGCCTCGAGCACGGGCACTGGAAGACGCAGGACGTGTTCCACACTCTGCGCCTCGGCCTGATCGGCGGCGGCATGGAGGCCGTGCCCGCGCTGAAGCTCTGCCGCGCCTATGTCGAGGGCCGCTGGGGGGAGAACGTGCTCTATGCCCAGAGCGTTCTGCTGCAGACGATCTTCGGCAAACCGGACGAACCGGTGGGAAAATCGCGGGCGCGAGGGACAAGAGCGGCCCGGCGCGCCCGAACGGAAAGCTCGACTTCCGCGAGTTCTACGGACTCGGTGTCGTGATGGGTTTCACGCCCCAGCAGATCGGCGCCATGTCGCTCTGGCAGTTCATGGCCTGCGCCGACGGCTATGCCCGGTCCAAGGATCCCGCCGCCGCCAAGCGCAGCAATGACGACACGCTCGACGGTGTCGAGGCCATGCTCGACGCCGCTCCCGATCATCTGTTCTAGGGGCGGGCCGGTTTCGGCTTCAGCAGATCCTTGATTCCGTCCGCATCGAGCGGACGGTTGAGCTTCGCAAGGTCGCTCACGAGTGCCTCGACATTGACACGGCAGCGAACCTCGTCCGCCGCGCGGCTTGCACCGCCCAACATCACGCCTGCGGCCAGACCGACGGCCAGGCACGACGCCACCAGGATTGTCTTCTTCATGGATTTCTCCTTAACCCGAGCGAGCGACCATAATGGCGAATGATCTCGTCGTCGCCGTCGGCGCGAATGTCCAACAGCTCGAACGCCAGATGAAGGCGGCGGCGCGCGCCTCGGAGAAGGCAGCGTCCGATATCGAGAACCGGTTTCGCAAGGTCAATCCGACGATCTCGACCTCGGCGCTGACCGGGGCTCTGAAGGGTTTCGCTGCCGCCTTCACTGTCGACCGGATCATTCGCGGTCTCGCCGATGCCAATGCCGAGCTGGTGCGTGTCGGCGAGACGGCCAAGCGCGTCGGGCTCGACCTGCAGCGCTTCCAGGAGCTGCAGTTCGCCGGCCGCCAGAACGGTCTCTCGGGCAAGGATTTCGGTACCGGCCTCGAAGGTCTGGCGGAAAAGCTCAACGAGTCCCGGCAGAAGGAAAACGAGCTGACGCAGCTCTTCGCCGACAACAACATCAAGTTGAAGGATCGCAAAGGCGAGGTCATCGGCGTCAACGAGGCGCTCGGCAAGGCGGCCGAGCTGGTGCGCAATGCGGCGACCGAGTTCGACAAGATCAAGATCGCCGAGGCCCTCGGTCTCACGAAGGAGTGGATTCCGCTCCTGGAGCAGGGTGCCGAGGCGCTCAACCGGCAGGCCTCGGCCGCGCGGGATGCCGGCGCGGTCATCGATTCCGATATCATCCAGCGCGCAAAGGCTTTCGAGCGCGACTGGGCTGCCGCGATCGACCGTTGGGCGACGCTGTTCCGCGCCAATGCCGGCTCGATTATCGAGATCATCGACACGATCATCGGCAAGGCGGGGCAGCTCTTCTCCGGGCTCGATCGCTACTCCAAGGGCCTGCAGGCCAAGGCCGACCTCGAAAAGAACGGCGCGGCCGGGGCAAGCCGGGCCACCATCGACTATGCCCGCAGCGAGTTCGCGAAAACCGGCGAGGTCTTTCCCAAAGAGCTGCAGCAACGTCTGGAGCAGCTCAACGAAGTCGAGCGGGAAGCTGCGCGCGCCAGGGCCCGAGAGGGTGGCGCGCCCCCGCTAGAGGTTACCGTGCGGCGCGGGCGCCCGACCGACACATCCTCCCTCTTCGGGGGGAAGGGTGGCGGCGGCGGTGGCGGAGGTGGCGCTTCCGAGGCGGAACAGGCGCAGCAGCGGCTCGATCGCTATATCGAAACCCTGATGCGCCAGAATTCGGTGCTCGATGCCGAGATCGCCACCTTCGGCCGCAGCAATGCGGAGAAGCGCGCCGCGGTCGAACTCGCAAAGGCGCAGGTCGATCTCGCCAAGCTCGACGAGAGCGAGCGGCAGAAGATCATCGCCTCGCTGACGCGCGAGATCGAATTGTCGGAGCAGAAGCGCACGCAGCTCGAAAGCCTGAAGAGCGCGCAGAAGGGCCTCGCCGATGCGCAGAAATTCTTCGGCGATGCCGCGGTCGATGCGCTGGAAGACCTGATCTTCAACGGGGCGAAGGCCGAGGATGTGGTGAAGAACCTGGCGAAGTCGCTGGCCAAGGCGGCGATCCAGGCGGCCCTGCTCGGCACGGGCCCCTTCGCCGGCATCTTCGGAACGACCGGGACCAATGGCGGCACCGGCGGCATCTTCGGGCTGCTGCCGAGCCTGTTCGGCCGTGCGACGGGCGGCCCGGTCAATGCCATGCAGCCCTATCGCGTCGGCGAGCGCGGCCCGGAAACCTTCGTGCCGACCGTTCCGGGTAAGATCGTGCCTTCGGGCCGCGGCGAGGGGTTGCGGGTCGTGATCAACAACAGCGCCGCCGGGCAGGTCCAGGCCTCGGCGCAGCGCCAGCCCAATGGCGATCTCTCGGTTGCAATCACGGCGATGGAGGGGGCGATGGCGGAGCGGGTCGTGCGCCGGCAGGGGCCGATGGCGGCGGCCATGGGCGCCGTCCGGGATTCGCGGCAGCTGAGGGGGTGAGCCGATGACCGCCGCCGCATGGCCCGATGCCGTGCCCTATCAGGGCCCGGTCGATTCGATCGCCTTCGGGCCGAGCTATGCCGCCCCGCTTTCGAGCGAGACCGAGAGCGGCCCGGCGCTGCCCCGGCCCCGGCCCGGGCCGCGATCGACCGAGTATCCCTGGCAGAGCCGGCTGCTGACGCGGGCGCAGTGGGACGCCTTCGAGGCCTTCGCCCGCGTCACGCTGCGGCAGGGCACGCTGCCCTTCACCATGAAGGTCTGGCGGCCGGAGGGCTGCTATGTCGACCGGCTCTGCCAGATCAAGGATGGTCTCTGGCAGACAGACACTTCCGCCGCGCCGCGGGTGCGCATCTCCTTCACCCGCATCGTCTGGAACCTCTGAGCGATGGCCCTCTCCACTGCGCTCGAGGAGGCCTATGCCGCCTGCGATGTCGAGGGCGACATCCTCGACACGCTCGAATTCGACCATCCGACGCTGGCGACGCCGCTGCGCTTCGTCCAGGGCACGCGGGTGCCGGGGCTTTACGAGACCGTCAGCCTGCCGGTCCCGGTCGAGGGCGCGGTGGATTTCACGGTGGTGGCGTTCAACTTCACCCGGCCGGGGCTCGAGGAGGGCGGCGTCGGCCGCGCCAAGCTGCGGGTCGACAATGTCTCGCGCTACCTGCAGGAGGCGCTGCGCGCGGCGATCTCCTCCGATCAGCCCTTCAGCGTGGTCTATCGCGCCTATTCGACGCTCGACACCGGCAACCCGGAGGTCTTCGACGGGTTGCGGATGGGCAATGTCTCGGTCTCGCCGGTCTCGGCGACGGGCGATCTCTTCTATGAGGAGATCGAGATGAAGGCCTTTCCGGGCCTGACCTATACGCTCGACGACTATCCGGCGCTCTACGGCCAGTGACCATGGACGCCGCCGCCTTCGCCTGCAGCCTGATCGGCCGGCCTTACGAGCGCGACGGCCTGCATTGCTGGGAGCTGGTGCGCCAGTGCCAGGCGGTCGTCTTCGGCCGGGCGCTGCCGGCGGTGCTGGCGGCGCCCGAAAGCCGGCGCGAACTCGTCGGCCTGATGGCAAGGCGTCATGAGGCGAAGGGCTGGCGCGAGATCGCCGGCCCCGCCCATGGCGCGGTCGTCTTCCTGACCCGCAAGGGGCATGTCGCCGCGAAGGCCGCCTGCCATGCCGGCGTCTGGCTCGATCTGGACGGCGGCGGCTTCCTGCACACCGACGACCCGCATGGCGTCGTCTTCGATTCCGCGCCGGATCTGAGGGCCCGCAACTGGGCCGACCCCGGCTTCTACCTGCCTGTCGAGTCCTTGCCTGTCGAGCATCCATGACCCGCATCCTCTTCCAGCGCTGCGACGGCAAGCCCGCAGGTGAGCCGGTCGTGCTCCCGCGTGGCCGGCGCCGGCTGTCGTCGATCGCGCGCGCCCATGCCGACCGGGCCCGGCCGCATATCGTCAGCGTGCACCGCCGGGCGAACTGCCTGGCGGTGACCGACTTCGGATTGCGCCTGAAACGCGGCTGGTCGCGGCTGCGCATGGACCCGCTGGCGGTGACGAACGCATCCGTGCGGATGCGGAAGGATTGGCGGCGCACCACGCTCGGCCCGCTCGACACGGTGATCATCACCTATCTGCCGCGGGGCGGCGGCGGGGCGAGCAGCCGCGGTGGCGGGGGCGGCAAGGGCGCCTCGATCGCGCTGATCGTCGCGACCGTCGCGCTGGCCGCGATCGGGCAGTTCTGGGCGATCGGCGCCATCGGCGGGGCGCTCGGCGTGTCTTCGGCGGTGGCGGGCACGATCTGGGCCAGCGCCTCGGCGGTCGCGCTCGCCGGCGGCGCCTATCTCCTGTCGCAGGCGACCAAGGCCAAGGCGAACAAGGATGACGCCAACCGCCCGGTCTATGGCGTTTCCGGCGGCGGCAACCAGCCGCGCACCGGCGACCGCATCCCGGTGCTCTATGGCCGCTGCTGGAACACGCCGGACCTCTCGCAGCCCGATTTCACCGTCTATGACGGGGACGATCAGGTTCTCTACAAGCGCCTGACCATCGGCTGCGGCAGCTACGCCCTGAAGTCGATCCGCGTCGCCGGCGCGACGATGTACACCGACACCGGCGGCATCCAGGCGCCGTTCACGGGCTCTCAGATCGAACTGATCCTGCCGGGGCAGACCTCGTCGCTGGTGCCCGGCCAGGTCGCGACGGTGGCGGCGGTCTCAGGCCTGCAGGTGCCGCATATCAGCCAGAGCCCGTTCTATGCCGGCCCCTTCGACTTCGGCGCCGATGCGGAGGACCAGACCCGCATCCAGCTCGACTTCTCCTGGCCGCAGGGCGTCTATCAGATCGGCACCGGCAAATGGGAGGGAAAGCAGTTCCCGACCACCTATGGCGTGACGTTCGAATACGCGCCCTGCGACGAGGACGGCAACCCGACCACCGGCTTCAGCACGCTTTACGAATTCCAGGACTTCACCCTGGCAACGAGGGCGATCCGGAAGACGCAGTTCGTCGACATCGCGGCGGGGCGCTACTGCTTCCGCGCCTATTCGACCGGCACGCCCGACGGCTTCAACGGCACGCAGCAGCAGACCACCGTGGTCTGGGAAGGGCTGCGCTCGCATATTCCGGGTGCGATCGTCCGGCCCGGCGTGACCGAGCTCGCCATGGTGATCCGCTCGGGCAAGTCGCTCGGCGTCACCGCCTTTGCCGCCGTCGAGGTCGAGAGCAGCCGCATCCTCCCCGTTTGGAACGGCTCGGCCTGGGTCGACCAGGAGACGCGCAAGGCGGTCTGGGCCTATGCCGACATCCTGCGCGACAGCCGCCATGGTGCCGGCCTCGCCGACAGCGTGATCGACGTGGCGCGCTTGGCCTCCTATGCCGGCACCGTCTCGGCCTATGACACCTTCGACGGCGTGATCCGCGGGCCGGTCTCGGTCTATGAGGCGGCGACGACGGTGCTGGGCACGATGCGGGCCGCGCCGGTGCGGCTCGGCAGCGTCTGGTCGCTGGTGCGCGACGAGCAGAAGCTGGTGCGCAAGCACGTGATCAGCCGGCGCCAGATCCTGAAGGATTCGACCGGGCAGACCTTCAATCTCGATCTCTCCGACGGCTCGGCCGACATCATCGTCGAGTGGCTGGCGGAGGGCGACCCGAAGCGCCGACGCGACCACCACGTCACCTTCGGCACGGTGACGAATGTGCCGCGCCGCGTGATGCTGACCGGCGTCAGTTCCGGCGAGCATGCGATCCATCTCGCGACCTGGATGGCGGCATCGGCCTATTACCGGCGCGAGCGGCGCAGCGTCACCACCGAGATGGCCGGTCGGCTGGTGCTGCCGGCCGACAAGGCGATGATCGACGCCTGGTATTTCGATGCCCGCGACGGCGTCGGCGTGCTCGCCCGCGACGGTCTCGACCTGACGATCGACAGCGAGATCACGCTGCCGGAGGACGCCTATGCCGTGCTGCGCGCCCGCGACGGCCGGGAGTGGGGCCCGGTCGCGGTGACGGAAAGCTCGCCCGGTGTACTGACGCTGGACGCCACCGATGTGGCGCAGGCGGAGAGCCTGTCGGGCCTCGATCTCGACGAGGTGCTCGCCACCGCGACGCAAAGCCCCACGACGCTGCTCGTCGGCGAACTGACCGAGGTGCAGGACGGCTGGCTGGTGCGTTCGGTCGGCTTCAGCGGCGAGAGCAACGTCACGATCGAGGCGGTCTATGACGCGCCGGAGGTCTGGACCGCGCTGGGCGAGCCGATCGTGGCGCCGCCTCCGCCGCCCTCCTCGGGGCTGGAAAACGAGGCGCAGATCCAGATCGCCTATATCGAGGCGCGCGCGGTGCAGCGCGGCGTCACCATGTTCGCCGACTGGAGCCTCGGCCGGGCGCGGGTGCCGGTCGATTATGTCGTCAGGCTCTCCTATGACGATTGGCAAAGCTTCGAGGACGTCTATCGCGGCCCGGCCTCCTCCGGCTCTCACCCGATCCGGGAATCGACCGACTTCATCAAGATGCGGGCCTATGCGGTGTCGAGCGCCGGCATCCGCAGTGCTGTGGTCGAGACGCAGTTCACCGCAGCCAAGCCCGTCATCACCGATCTGACGGCCTCGCCCCGGCTTGATTACAACGCGCTGGTGGCGGCGGTGCGCTACCGCACCGAGCAACTGCCGCAGCTCGAGCCGCTGTTCGGGGCGCTGCTCGAAAGCCAGGTCGACGCCTTCGAGGGGCGCCGCCTGGCGGAGACCGGCATCCGCCGGATCGACCAGGTCGAGACCGATCTGACGCAGGCACTGGCGACCACGTCGACGGAATTGCGGGCGCAGATCGATTCGACCGTCGCGACCTTCACCGAACAGATCGTCGCGCTCGTCGAAACCGACGCGGCGACCTCCGCCCGGTTGACCGAACTCGAAGCCGATCTCGGCGACACGCTGGCGCGCATCGTCAATGAGGAGTTCGTCAGGGCGAGCGAGACACAGGCGCTTGCGCAGGCGATTGCTGCGCTGACGGCCACCGTCGGCCAGAACGCGGCCTCGACAAGCTCGGCGCTACAGGCGCTGGTCAATGCCGACGGCGCCTTCGCGCAGCAGCTCGCCACCGTCGACACGAAATACGGCAACCTCTTCGCCGGCGGCAAGGTGCGCTTCGCGGCGGTGGCGGCGCCGGCCGGCGTCTTCGCGCGCTACTCGATCGAGCTCGAAGCGAGCGCGGGCGGTGCGACCTATGCCACCGGGCTGTTCATGGAGATCATCCAGCAGGGGCCGACCAGCTTCTACTCGCAGATCTTCATCGACGCGAACCGCCTCGTGCTCGGCAATCCGGCGATGCGCTCGGTGCCGTTCCAGGTGGTCGACGGCGTCACCTATATCGACGACGTCGTCATCCGCACCGGCTCGATCTCGCGCCATGCCGCGGCCGACAGTGCCGGCGACAGCGCCACGGTGAGTATCCCGGTCCGCGCCGGCGCGGTCGTCACCATCACCGCCGTCTACAAGGGCGGGCAGACGCTGGTGAACGGTGGCGGCTCGACGATCCGGGTCTACCGCAACGGCTCGCAGATCCACGCCGCGAGCGTGTCGAGCAATTCGGTGGCGGTGAATGCCGGCGGCTCGATCGCCTATTACAATTCGACCACGGTCCTGAAGTCCTACGACGTCAGCAGCAACCAGACCGACAGCATCACCGTCTCGATCGACCCGGCTTCCGGCATCGAGAACCTGACCCTGTCCGGCATTTCCCTGCTCGTCACCACCTTCAACAAATAGGGCCGCCATGCCGGGGAACTCCTTCTATGCCGAAGACCTGTTTTTCCAGGGCGGGCTGATCACGGTCGAAAATGGCAGCGCCACTGTCACCGGCGCGCCCAATGTGCTGGACGGCAGCGCCACGGTCTGGACCTCGGCGGCGCAGGCCGGCGACAGCATCGCGATCGGCGCGACCCGGCACTACATCCTCGAAATCGTCTCCGACACCGAACTGACCCTGACAGAGCCGTGGTCGGGCGCCGACGCCACCGACAGCGGCTATACCGGGGCGCGCGCGCCCTGGCATCTGTCGGACCGCTCGCTCGGCTACAAGTTCTCGCGCTTCCTCGAAAGCGACGCGACCTCCTCGGCCACCGCGACGGCGGCTGCTGCGGAAGCGGTCGCGGCGCGGGGGGATGCGATCGCTGCCCGCGATCTGGCGCAGGCCTGGGCCTCGCGTCCGGCCAACACCGACGTCACCACCACGGGCACCCGCTCGGCGCTGCATTACTCTCTGCTGGCCTCGACCAGCGCGACCGCGGCCGACACCGCGCGCGCGGCGGCCGTCACCGCGCAGAATGCGGCGGCGGCCTCCGCGACGCGCGCGGCCGACTGGGCGGAAAAGGCCGACAACACGGACGTCACCACCGCGGGCACGCGCTCGGCCAAGCACCATGCCGGGGCTGCTGCGGGAAGCGCGACGGCGGCGGCCAGTTCCGCCACCGCGGCCTCGGGCTCGAAGGATGCGGCGCTGATCTCGCAAGGGCTGGCACAGGAGTGGGCGGAGAAGGCGCCAGGCGCCGCCATCACCGGCACCACGACCGGTCGCTCGGCGAAGCATTACGCGCAGGCCGCGGCGGATTCGGCGGCAGCGGCTGCGGCGCTGGTCTTCGGCGCGACCAACCTGATCGATTACGGGCTGATCACCGATCTGCCCGAGGACTTCGCCGATTACGGAACCGTGCCGTGAGTGCGGCGCCTCCCGCTTCCCCCGCCTTCGAGGGCCATCGTCCATGAGCATTCAGGTCCAGTCCCGCCGCGGTTCGGCGGCGTCGCATGCCAGCTTCACCGGCGCGCCCGGCGAGATCACCTCGACCACCGACACCAAACGCCTGGTGCTGCATGACGGGTCGACCGTCGGCGGCATCCCGGTCGCCCGGCTCGACGAGGTCGATTCCGACACCCTGCGCGCGATCGGCAACGCCAATTTCTCCTTTACCGCGACCGACCGCCTCGTCGTCCCCAATGCCGCCTTCACGGCGGTGCGCACCGGCACGCTGCCGGCGGCGGCCGATGTCGCGGCGGGCCGCACGATCGTGTTCTTCGACTCGCTGCCGGCGATCAACGGCGCCAACACGCTGACCGTGGCGCGCAGCGGCTCTGACACGATCAACGGCGCCACCTCCTATGCCTGCAACATCCCGCGCGGACGCTGGGCCTTCACCTCCGACGGCGTCTCGGCCTGGGCGGTCGAGGTCGAGCGCCAGCCGCGCGACGCCATGCTGACCGCCTTGGCGGCGCTGGCGGCGGCCAACAACAAGGTGCTCGGCTTCACCGGCGACGATGCGCCGGCGCTGTACGACTGGACGGCGTGGGGGCGGGCGCGGCTCAATGACGCCGACGCGGCGGCTTCGCGTGCTGCGCTGGCCGTCGCGGCGCTGGCGGATCTCGACGGCTTCATTGACGGCCTCGAAATCTCGACCGATGGCGGCAATGCCATTACGGTCTCGGCCGGCGTCTGTGTCGCCGACGGCATGGTGATGCGCATGGCGTCGGCGATGACGAAGTCGATCAATGCGTCATGGGCAGCAGGAACTGGCGTCGGCTGTTTGGATGCCGGAGCCGAAGCCGCGGACGCGGCCTACTACATCTCGATCATTGGCAATCCGACGACTGGCGCTGTGGACTTCATCGCTTCGGCCAGCGCGTCCAGCCCGGACCTGCCGGATGGATTTACCGCTCGGTTCGATCTGCCGCCCGTTCTGAACGACAGTTCGTCAAACCTCAGGCCGATCGTGAATTTCGGGGACGAGGTTCGTTACTCTGGTGCTCCTGTTCTTAGCTACACGAACACGAGCTTCGGGGCCGGCGCCAGAACGCTGGTCGCTTTGGCCGTCCCCGCGCTTCGGTGCGAGGCGATCCTGAACTGCCATTTCTATGCCGGGCCGTCGACGGCTGGCGCGGTCTGGGTCACGTCGCCGGACGACACGGACGCAAACCCGAGCGTGACCTCCGGTCGGGCTACGGCCTTTCTGCCCGGGAACGCTTCGCTGCAATTTTCGGGCGTGCGGGTTTCGACGGCCAATGGTCAGGTCGGTGTGCGTTTCGCAGACGGCATGTCGGGCGGGCAGGTCTACATCGCCACGGTCGGCTTCACCTATCCGCGCGGGAGGCACAGATAATGCCCTATGTTCAACGCACAGGCGGCGCCATCACGGCGCTGTCGCTTCGCCCCGTCTGGCAGGACGGCGAGCCGCCCGCCCTGCTGACCGACCCCGCCCCGCTGCCCGACGACGATCCCGAGGTTCTGGCCTTCCTCGACCGGGTCGCCAACCCGGTCCCCGTCGAGGTCGCGCGGCATCAGGCGCTGCTGGCGCTGCTGGGCGCCGGCATCACGCGCGCGATGATCGAGAGCGCGATCGCGGCGATCGCCGACCCGGTCGAGCGCGAGGTGACGGATATCCGCTACCATTCGCCGCGGTGGCGCCGCGACAGCGACTTCATCGCCTGGGGCAAGACGACCTTCGATCTCACCGACGCGCAGGTCGCGGACCTCTTCACGGCCGCCGCCGCGCTCTGACGCCGCGCAGCGCCGACTGCTCTGCGACCTGCCCCGCAGCTCGGCTCAGCAGAAGACGAGCCACCAGGCGCCATAGCCCATGAGTCCGAGCCAGACCACCTGCACGGCGGCAAGCGTTACGGCCAGTGCGGTTTCGACAGCCTTCGCGGAGATCCGTTCGCGAGTGGCAGGGTGTCCGATCTTGGGTTTGAGTTGCGTCATTGTGGGGCGGCTCCGGCCTGGATGCCGGGCGACGCGCAAGTCCCGAACCAAACGCTCGCAGCAGAGCACGAAGCTCAGCGCATAAGATCGATGGCGGACGGATCAGAAGCCAACGCGGCTGTTGGGAGCGGTTGGGTCGTTGGCGCGCGGCCGCACATCGTGCTCGGCGGCAAGGCATTCCTTCACCAGGTTGCTCCGCCAGAGCAACAAGGTGGCATTGGAAACGAAGGCGGCTTCCGCCCGGAATAGCGGGGCCTGCGCCTTATCGACATAGCACTGGCAGGTGGCGGCGCGCAGCGCGGGCGGGAGGACACGCTGCTCTTCCATGCAGGCGAACAGGAGTTCGCGCGGGGCAGTTGCGGAAGCCAACAGGGGAGCATGCGCCGAAGCCAGAGAGCCGGCGAGAAACGCCACGGCCAGCGAAGAGAACGAAGTGGTCAAGTTCGACGGTCTCCGAAACGGTCGACAGGGAAATCGGCTCGCCGCCTTAAAAATCCGTGAATCCACGCCGCAGCCGCACCCTACGTCAGCTTAAAGGATAACCGGATGACAACGGGACGCCTCAACTTTCAGGATCAGCGGCCCGCGCCCATTGGCGAGGGCAGCCGGGCCCGATGGCTCACCATGGCCGCCAGCCGCGCAACCACGACAGGATGAAGAGAAGCCCCGTCAACAGGATCAGCGCGGCCATGAGCAGGCCGTAGCGGCTCGGTGGCGGCTCTTCATCCTGCTCCTGCATCGTTTCCACCTCGCCGCCTTCGGGCGGCTTTTTCATGCCCTGGAGATCCCGATGACCGCAACCGACTGGGCCGGCGTGATCCGCAAGGTCGCGCCCAAGGCCGATCCCGTCTTCGTCGCCGGCTTCGCCCGGCATGCCGAAGAGCAGTTCGGCTCCTGGCGCGTCAACCAGAGGAAGGCCGTGGCCGGCTTCCTCGGCCATGCTGCGCATGAGACGGGCGGCTTTCGCAGCTTCACCGAAAACATGAGCTATTCGGCAGAGCGGATCAGGCAGGTCTGGCCCTCGCGCTTCGCCAGCGTGGCGGCGGCGGCGCCCTATGCCCGCAGCCCGGCGAAGCTCGCCAACAAGGTCTATGCCAACCGCATGGGCAATGGCCCGGAAGCCTCCGGCGACGGCTGGGCCAACCGGGGCGGCGGGCTGTTCCACCACACCGGCGCCGCCGAATACCAGCGCGTCATGCGCCGCACCGGGCACAGCCAGGCCGAAGTGCGCGACCCCGCCCGGGCGGATGCCATGCTGGCGGCCGGGCTGACCTATTGCCTCGATCGCGAGATGCTGCCGTCGCTCGTCGCCGGCGACGTGCCGGCCTCGACCAAAAGGCTCAATGGCGGCCAGATCGGTCTCGCCGACCGGCGCATCCAGATCGCCCGATTCGAAGCCGCGCTCGAGGGCGCGGCGATGCCCGCCGCCCGCACCACGCTGGAGCGGCGCGACCGGGCGCAGGCGCAGGCCAAGGGCGCGGCCGTGGCGACCGTGCCCGTGACCGGCGGTAGCGTCGCGGTCGAGACCGCGACGCAGGCGCCCGCGCCCGTGCCCGTCGCGTCCGCCACCGCCGAAGGCCTGCAGCCCAACGTCGCGCTCGGGCTCGGCCTGGCGCTGGCGCTGGTGCTGGCCGGCATCGCGGCCCGGCGCTGGTGGCAGGCCCGGCGCGAGCAGGCCTTGCTCGACGCGGAAGCGGCCGAGCGGGCCGCCCTCCTCGACAACCAGGGAGCCCCCGCATGATCGCCTTCAACCCCATCGCCATCATCGCAGGCGCCGTCCAGGGCGCGGTCGAGCAGGTGCTGCCGCCCGTGGCGCGCGACGTGGTCAAGACCATCCGCACCGCCACGGAAGCCCCGCCGGACGCGCCGGCCCCGCCGCCGCCGGCCGCGCTCGACCCCGACGCGCTGGCGCGCCAGCTGATCGAGAAGGTGCTGGCCGATCCGGCCGTCGCCAAGATGACCACGCCGATCCCCTGGTATCAGAGCCAGGCCATGTGGGGCTCGGTGATGGCGATCGTCGCGCCGATCGCGGGCGTGGCCGGTTATGCGATCTCGGCCGAGGACCAGGCCTTCTATGCGCAGCAGCTCGCGCTGATCGGCGTCGCGGCCACGTCAATCGTAAGCGGAGGCCTGATGATCTATGGCCGCCTGACCACGACCCGGCCGATCAAGGGCGCCTGAAGTGGTGATTCTGCCCCGCGCCCCGGCCGGGCCTTACAGTTCCAACCGGCTGTTCGAATGGATCATGGCCGGAGGACTGCTGCTGATCGCCTTCACCCTGGCCCTGCCGGGGGATTCGCTCGACCGCGGCGCGCTGCGCCTGCTCGTGGCGACCGGCTTCAGCGAGGACGTGATGGCGGTGCTCTTCGCCGTCATCGGCTCCATGCGGGCCTTTGCCCTGTTCGCGAACGGCAAGCTGCCGTTCTATGGGCCCCTGATGCGCTATGCCGGCAGCTTCGTCGGCGCGCTCGTCTGGGCGCTGATGATGTCGCCGCTGGCCTATGACAGCCTGCTCTCGGGCAAGGTTTCCTTCATCGTGCCGCTGTTGGGAATGCTAACCCTCGGAGAGCTGATCTCCGTCTACCGGGCGGTGAGAGATGGTGGATTTCGCAAGCGCTGACATCCTGAAGAGCTTCCCGGCGCTGCAGCTCGCCGCCGGCATCCTGGTCGTCATCGTCGGCGTCTACCTGACGCTGCGCGCCGCCAAGGACAACAAGCGCGACGGGCATATCGCGCCCTCCGGGCATGACCCGCTCGGCGTCACGGTCTTCGCCAACAGCATTCTCGCGCAGCTCGGCGTGATCTCGGAGAACAGCCGGCGGATGGCGCAGCGGCTCGACGACGTCCATGACGAGCAGATCAAGACGAATGCGCGCCTCGCCGAGATGACCGATCGCCACGGCCGCGAGATGGATTCGCTGCGCGACACGGTCGAGCGCTCGAAGCGCTCGCGCTGAAGGCCGGCCCGCTGGCTCACCCTCTCCGGCCTTTGCCGCGAGGCGCGGACCCGCCGACCATAGCGGGCTGCGCAGACTTCCAACCAGGGACGTTCCCGAAGATGCAGCCCTGACGGCTGCTCAATCCGGTTTTGTTTCCTCCCTTGAACTCTGGCCCGGTTCCGCTCGCGCGGGGCCGGGCCTTTTTTCGTTTCAGCCTCGTCGCCCGATGCGTTCGTCGATCTCGCGCCAATCGTTCGTGACGTTATGGTCCGGCCGGGTCGCCCGTCGCAGCGCTATGATAAACGCCGCCAGCATCACGATGCTGCCGCCGACAGTCAGCCATAAGCTGGGTGCTGCGGTCATCAATCCCTCCAGGCCGTCGCGTCGTCGTGCTTGGCGTCCCACGCCTCGATCGCCTCGACCAGCGCGATCAGGCGCAGCTCCTCACGCGAGCCCTCGGGTGTGCCGGTCAGATCCTGGACTTCGCGCGTCGCGGCCTCGTATTCCTCGACGGTGGTGATGACGACGTTCGGCATGGCTGGCCCTCCGGCTGGGTGAACGCGGCGCGGGATCGGCGCGTTCCCATGGCTCATCCCCGTCTTCTCCTGCAGGACCGCATAGTGCGCGATCACGCCCGGCCGGGACGTCAGGTTCCGGCCGCCGCAGGCGGAGCAGCGATAGCGCAGGCAGATGTCGGGGATCGGCAGCTCGGCCGGCATGCCGTCGGTCGAAACCTCGGCGTGGTGGTGGCAGTCGCCGCACCAGATCTCGGCCTCGCGCACCCCGGCCGCGCGCTCGGTGCCGACGGTGGCCGGCGCGATCTCGCGACCCTCTGCGTCATAGGCGCGGCGCGGGTTCTTCACTGCATCGCGGGCGCATCGAGGAAGCGCAGGCGCTCCAGCGCGGCGACGACGCCGGCGAGCAGCTCAGCCGGCGGCATGGGGCGCAGACCGCCGGCGCCGACCTTGCCGCGACAGGGGATGACGATGTGGCTGCCGTCGACCAGGTCCTCCTCTGCCAGCAGCATCGAAAAGACCGTGCCCGGGAAGGCTGCTTGCAGCGCCGCCAGCGTCTCCGCCTTCGCCCTCTTCGCCATCGCCTCAAAGGACGCGCCGACGATGATCAGGATCTCGTGCGTCTCGGCCGGCCGCGGGGTCTCGATCTCCGCTCGCCCCCGCGAGGTCAACACGAAGCGGGCCCCCTCCGTCGTCACCAGATCGCGCATCCAGAGATCGGTCAGCCATTTCGGCCAGTGCGGCGGGATCGGCACCGGCCGGGCGGCCAGGCGCTGCATGAAGTCGGCCTGCTGGCCGGAGATCGAAGACGCGGACACGGCAATACTCCCCGCTTTATGTTCCTGCAATGTTCTCTATCGCAGGAGCGGCGCGGAGTCATCGGCCGGGGCGGCGGCTGCCGACTCCCGACGTCAGGAGCCAGCGGGAATGGGCGGGCAACATCGCTGGCGAACCGGAGCGCCAAGGCGTTGAAAAGGCCAGCTCTTCGCAGTCCCTTCCGGGATGCAATTCGGCCTCTATGCTCAACTCGGTGCCACCAGCTTAGCAAACGTCTTGTGCTTGTCCGCCGCCCCCGTCGCGGTCAGCATGGCATCCATCTGCATTTTAACCGCTGCTAGGTAATTTTTTTCATCGCTCAGTCGCCGAAAGAATGCTTCGGGCTGCACGACTGCTGTAAGTAGTGGGAGAAAGCTATCGACAATCGGACCCCATCGCGCGCTGAGGTCCGCTAATGTCGTGTTTTTGGCCTGATCCGGCTTGAAGCCCACAATCATAGGATCGCAGGGGACTCCAACCACGGTCTCCAAACTTCCTGCAATAACTGCCATGAGGAACGGCTTAAAATTTAGATTACGCAACAATGCGATCTGCAGTTCCTCAACAGAAATTAAAGATTCATTGTTCGATTTGTTTTTAAGCTCAAGCCTTTTGCTATCTATAGCGATAGACAGAGAGTGAACAAATAGAATATGCCTAGCTTTCTTACCCTCGAATGCGTTTTGGTAGAGCTGCTTTTGTAAAAATAGTTGATTTTTTCCGCGGGCCGCATCCTGTGGGCGACCGTGGAAACCTATCAGTGGCTGCAAAACTTGCTCAATGCCGATTTGCTCACCAAATCCAGAAAATCCACGCTTTTTGCTGTAGTTAAACCCCAATACATCGAATTCTTCCCCAATCCGTTTTTGCTCCGGATCGTTACTGAATTGATCCCAAGTTGTAAAAATATTCTGCGTATTATTGAACTTTACGATCTTATCAATTGTCGACTGGTCGGAACACTCGATAACCCGGCAAAGCACCTTCACTTCACTAAGCTTAGCTTTAGACGCGTCAATGGAGCCAATCGAACCGGTTGTCTGTGCGCCATTGATAATCGAAATCCCGTTGAGATCGACAGAGCCCTTTTTTGTTTGGTCGATCTTTAAAGTGAGAATTGTAATCCCATTATTAAACGCCCAAAAATCGACAGGCGTTTTCTCAGCTGATTCCCGAATACCGGAATTAACACGCCGTCGCCCATTAGCGCCCAAAAAGCCACGATAGTTTGCGCTGTATAGTTTATCGCCGTATTTTGAATAAAGCTCATGGAGCCATTGACCCGATACAGTTGTGACTCCCGCGCTCCAAGTATCACCTTTCTCAGAAATGCCGAGCTTTGCCGGAAAGAGAATCTTGTCGGTCACCTCAATATGGGAATCTTGAGCTGCTAACAGATGCTGGATCTTGGATCGCCCAAACTCATGCGACTTTACTAAAATCCTATCATTATTGATGTGCGAACGGAGATGCTCTTCTGCCGTCTGAAGCTCACGACTCACATTGACCGACTCTGGCAAATTATGAACATATAGTAAATCAATGAAATCAATCTCTCCATTATCGATAGCCTTCCGAAAATCAACGATGATTTCTCGAAGCTTAGACGGAACCAAATTGACATCGCCGGAAAGAAGCCATGCACATGCCGTGTTGAGATCTGAAGCTTTATTGGACGGGGCGGAGTCCCTACTCCGTTCGCTCATATAACCTTGAGCGAATACCAACCTTCTCGCATCGAGATGATGATAGATGAAATCTATCTTCTTGTCGTTCCCGCCTTCGGTCAGGCCCGACGCAGCCAACCCACGCAAGTCCGATTCGCCTAAGAACAGCGCTATGGTGGCGACAAGGTAGGCGTCATTGTACCCGATCTCATTCACCAATGTCTGATTGGCGAGCAGTGCGTCTTCCATTTGCATGGCCATGCCCTTCGAACCGAAGCCTTGCAGGGCTGTATTTGTAATGCGGTGTCGCGGCAAGCGGTGGGACAACTCGAAGGGGCCGCGCTCGACGCCCCCCCCTCGGCCATGCGGCCGAGGTACTGAACACGATCCGTGCCCGAGTTGCACAACCTGTCGGTATTTCTGTCGGTCAAAGAAAAAGGCCCCGAAGGGCCTGATCCGTAACAT